AATGCTGCCAACTTTCTCAGCCAAGTTATCAACCCTGCCACGTAGCTGTTCAATTTCTTTTCCAATCTTTCCAATGTCATTATCTTCTACCCTTGTCTCTAGTTTAACCAACCTACCTTCTAGTTGTGTAGGAGCGTTTGTCTTCTCTAAGGAAGCTACCTTCTCTGTTAGTGTTCCATAACCTATGGCTGCACCACCTATTGAACTAGCTATTCCTATCCATAATGCTACGTCTTGTGGTTTCATCTTAACATTGCCTCCAAGTCAGGGATGGGTGCATAAGCATAGTACATATCACTATAGACATCTTGAGCATACCCCTCCCACTCTACCGTTAACATTGCAGGACTAATGTTACTTATACTAATAGTAACAGTGTCAAAGAATGCTTGAGTAGACTGAGTGTTAATCACTAGGTCAGCTATAGTGTCTACAACCTGTATGTCTTGAGCGTAAGCTTCAATCATGTTCTTAGTAATAGAAGCCTCTAACATAGCATCAATACTGGTGTTGTACTGTTGTACATCTTCCTGTTTGATTTCTGTTAGATCATTCTCTACTGCATACGATTGAGCTGCTATAACAGTTGACTCATTACCTGTAGCAATCATCTCTGCTACTTCTGTTACTTCCATTATATCGCCCGCAGCTTCGATTAGAGACTCTTTAGCTTCGTGGTAGTCATGTTGCTTATCTAAGATGAGATCGTCCAGTACAACGGAAACTAGAGCCTCTGGTGTACTGTTTTGTAAGCCTTGGGTGTACAGATTATTAAACTGGTCTACTTGTGATTGAGTAAGCTTGTACTTATCACCTGTATACTTATTATATATAACAGTAGTACCAGCCTCCATAGACCAAGCGGTAAAGTCACTAAAGTCATACAAGCCACTAGCTAAAGTATTGTTAATGTCACTTATGCTTTCTGCCAAGGATTCCGTGTCGTATGGGCTTTGGCTTTTCGCTTCGCTTGACAACAGGAAGATCAGGCACAATGCTAGGGTGCTTCTTATAATATTCAATTGCTTTATCACCGATTAGTCCTCCTATCGGGCATGGGGTTTTTGCGTTTAACATCGCATGAAATACTCTAGGGTCATTACACAAAACACTAGTAGCAGCAACCTTGAGACCTAGTTGTTCTAACTGTCTAGATAGCTTTAGCATCTCACATACCTCATCTCTAGTGGATGAACCGTAAGACACACCTATCTGTAATGTTTGAACACCTCGTCCATTAGATACAACACAGACATCTTGGTTGTATACTGGGGAAGCTGCACCTACTGCTGTGGGTACTGGCGTACCTTCTTGACTTACTACAGTGCTTGTTGTTGTGGTTATAGTCTCAGCTTGTGTGTTATTACTAAAGTCACCCTGATTTGCATCGTTAGCAAGTACAGGGGAGCTTAAGAACACGAGCATTATTAGTTTTTTTAAATCCATGTGTTAGCTCTTTTAGGTGCATTTACATTATCAAGAGTTAAGAACCTGTCTATTTCAGCTCTTAATAATTCATCTTTACGTTCTTGCATTTCCATGTCTACATCAGCAGCCATCTGTTCTACCCAATACGCTACACCCATCGCTAGTGCATCTAATCTATCGTCATGTGCTAATGCACCACGCTGTTTAGTGACACGAGTTAGCTGATAAGTAAGCATATATCTCTGAGCTTTCTCAGGGGGATGATGTTGGACGCTATCGTAATCCTTTTGGATAACTTTAGGGTCTATGATGAGCTTATGTTGATTCATAACAGGCTCTAACGTATCAATAATACGTAGTTCTTTCTGCTTGCTATGTCTCACCTCTTCCGTAGTAACTGGATATATCTTTTTCAAGAATGGTTTAAGTAGTTCTGTAAACATACCGTCACCAAAGTTGCTCTCTACTAAGACAACATTAACTTTATGTTCCTTCGCAATGTGAGATAACTTCGTTAGTGTAGACTCTCCGTAGCCTCCTGATATACCAGCACAGTCTGCTACGTATAAGTAACCGTTTAACATCTTAACAACTGCGTAAGCGGTTTCATCTTGACCTCTACCAGAGGGATCTATTACAAGAACAGAACCATCGTAGTCTACGTAGTCTCCTATAGTGGCTTCTGGGGCAAAGTATTTGTCACCCCCTAGTCCCACATTAGGTAACTCCTTAATCTCCTTCATAACGCCATAGACGAGCTTCTCGGGTGCTTTATCCTTATCAATCGACATCACCATTAAGTCAGATAACTTCAATGGGTATCTATCGGTATCAGATAAGCTTGTGTCCAACATGAACTGTAAAGCAAACCCTGAGCGACCATAAGATAACTCACGTTCCATCAAGTCATCATCATCGAACCTCATAGGATCTACAGGATTCCCGTCTAAGGGACTTTCTGCTTTATGCATAGCATCCCATAGGGTAGGTGCTAAACGATCCCCATACGCCTTGTTAGCGTCATCTATCGAGGGGTAACGTGCTGTCCATACCCTCATCTTGTAGCCACGTTCTGTGAGTGTATTATAAAGACTCATCTCACACTGAGGTGTTCCAAGATACAGGATTTTACCGTCAGGTTTTAGTACCGCATCAAACTCTTTAACGGCTTCGCTTAACTTCTCCCTCATCATCTGTGTCATTGAGTTATTAGGTACTTCAATGTCATCAGCAATGATTATGTCTGCCCGACTGCCCGTTAACTGACCAGTGATACCTACTGATTTAACAGAGGGGCTACCACTAGCCAGTGCGGGTCTTACATCAAACGCAATCTTACTCCACCTTTGCTCACTTGTTGCTATGAGATGTTGGCATATTGGGAGTTCTAGGATTAAACGTTGTGTGAATGTCGAAAAATCGTCAGCCCTTTGTTTACTAGCTGACACTACCATGAACTTCTTTTGTGGATCGAGAAGTAATTGGTGTACGACAAAAGCGGCTGTAATGTAGGACTTACCTACACCACGAAATGCTTCAATAATTGCTCTACGAGGGCAGCTCTGAATATAGTCTGCCATGTCGTATTGGACAGGAGTAGGGTCAGGCAAGTTAAGATGCTTCCAAACTATGTACATAAAGTTACGGAAGTCTTTTAGTTGCTCTGGCATCTTTTCCATTAGCTACGCTCTCCATTTCACCTTATTTGCCCACCAAGCCGCTGAGGATTTACCCTTAGCTATGTTCCTTGCGTGTCGGGCTTTAAAAGCTGCACGTTGTTCTGCGCTTTGGTTAGTTTCAGCCCCCTGCTCGCCAAACCTAATAATCTTTTCCTTACCGTTTACGGTAGTCTTTACGACATGAGATTTGGTGGGGTGGTCGGGGGTACGTTTAGGTTTGTCAATCTTTAAATCATCGAAAGCACCCATACTATGCACTCCTTTTCTTTTTCTTAAAACCTATCTTAAGTTTAGCGTAAGCCGCAGGAGAGATGGTCGAGTTCTTTTTAGAACGACTAATACCCTTCTTTCTTCTTGCGTTAATGTTTGCGTATAATCCTCTAGCCATTTCTGCTCCTATTCTGCTTTCTACTAGTAATACGTAGGTTGTTAAGTGAGTTATCGTTAGCGTTGCGGTTCACATGATCTACATCTCTACCAGCAACAGCAGCAGCACCTCTTTTCTTAATCATTAAACGTCTAGCTTTGTTTCTATTGCTGCGTTTCTTACGTTGCTCAGGTTTACTGTGGTAATTAGCATATTCCGATGCGTAGTTTCTAGGTGCGCTCAATGTGACATCTCCTCAAACGGTAGTGCCTCCAATAGGTTAGCCATTGGTGACTCTGTAGTGATTACTTCAAGACAAGCTCCGTTGTCCTTAAGGAACTTTGTTGCTACTGACAATTCAGAAGCAGATGCCTCACCAGACTTAACCTTTGCAAGTAAATCTTTAGCTACACCTTCGTGTAGTTCATCTAATATTTTTCTATCCATTAGTAACTCCAAACTACGGGGTAAGATTGTCTAAGATCAACATGGATAAACGTCTTAGCAACGCCTATGCCATTGAAGCCTAACTTAATAGCTTCCTCAATGATCTTATATTTCTGTACACCGTTAATTACTTGTATGTCGGCAGCTATGCCTCGTGCATGAGTGCCAGGATTTTGTTTCTTAGCTTCGATAGGGTGTCCTTCAGGGTCTCGATAACCACTTGTAATTGTAAAAGGAAAACCACAAGCTTCACGAAGAGCGTCTAGTTTTTCTAGAAACTCCTCGTTCATCTCATTGTTACCTGTGAAACTACAATCAAATTCGCTTATGTCAAAATACTTCATCGACCTACTCCCTTAACTCGTTCCATTGTACGTAGACCACCAAGACCAAGCATCCCCATTAGTACAGGTAACATGGTTGATGTATCTGCCTGTGGTACGACAACACCAAAGGGTGCTGCAAGTGGACTTATAAGAAAGTTTACCATGAACCCCAGTACACATACCCAAGCTGTTGCGGGTCTCCACGAAGACTGAAACCAATTCCCTTTGGCTTCTGCTTTATTGACTTCGATCTGAGCTAGAGCAATTTGTTGTGCGTGTTTCTCCGACATCGTAGCAATTTCATGTGCTATCTTTTGCTTTGTATCCGCATCGGGGATAAACTTATCTAGCAGCCCTGTTACAGGTGCTATCAATTGCTGTATCATATTATACTCCTAGTAATTTGAGGGCTGAGAACAGTCCCATAGACTGACCCCAATAAACAACAGCACCACCTACAACTAACCACTTGATTTGTAGCAGGGTGCGGTTGATGCTATCCAGCATCCCTCTAAGCTCATTGGCGTTAGCCGTAAGCATCTTAAGTTGTTCGTCCTGTAGATCCACTCGCCATTCCAAGCGATCTACTTGTTGTTTTAACTCTTCCATTGGTTACTTCCCTTTATGTATCGCTAATGCGTATGAACGTAAGACCACCAAAACTTGCTTCAGAAGTACCATTAGTTCTAATAGGGTTGCTTGGACTTCCGCTAATTGTACATTTAATCTTATGGGTGCTAGTATCTGTGACATCTACAACTGCTTGAAGGTTTGTGTTCTTATATTTATAAGAGCCTTCAAAACTTTCAGTGTTTCTGGCAACACGATCCCAAAAACCACCGTTGTTAGCTGTAGCATAGATTTCCCAACCCACAGAAGAGTCAGCACTTGATGTACTATTACAAGCAACATCCCACAGAATTAGATATACACCTGTCTGTGGGAAAGTGAATATCCCGTTCGATTCAGTAAATGGACTACCCACACGACTATAAGTAGCATCGTCCGCCTCTTCCCAACCGCTAATAGGGTCGTGATTACCAATTACATTATCATATAAACGGAACTGGCTCATGTGCGATATACCTCCCCCAGTCTCCGCAACTGCTGCAAAATCAGCTAAGGTTCTTGCTTTAGTCATGTTGACTCTCCTCGTGGTATTGGTATCCATACGTTATATTCTACAGCATCACCAAACCTAGAACCTCTAAGAACCTCTATAATAGTTTCGTCATCTACCGATGCCAAGGCAAGATCGTCAGCTGCTTTTATTGCTTCTGCTTTAGTAGAGCATTCCTGATGTATAAGAGTCTCTAAGTCACCTTCAGCGTTTATTTTGGTATATCCAACAATCATTTTAAATTACTCCCATGCTTGTTATTTTATATGTTACATCTTGTATTGTTGCACTGAGAGAGCTTGAATATTTTCTTGCCTGTAAAAGGTAAGTAAGCTCAGACGATGTGTGGGCTGTTTTAAAGTTAAAGTTTTGGAACTCTCGTCCTTGCGTATACCTCTCAGTTACCAGATACTCATAATAAAGATAAGTGCCAGCGGCTTCCCAAGCAAAGGGATGCCAATAAGCTGTATCACCTGTAGCCATTGCGCTTGTATTATTAGTTGCACAGAAATAAGTCCTATCAGTACTTGGGACATATTGAGAAGCTCGGATAGTGTGTTCTACGCTACCTCCGCTACTGGAGTGACTTATTCTACCAAAGTCAGTGAAGTAATGTGTTTTATCGCCTGACACATAATACCATTGTTCGTTGGACTGTGAACCATAGTACTCTAAGCCTGTGGTGTTAGTAGTACCCGCATTGGTTGGGACTTCCGTAACAGTTCCCAGTGTTACTGTATGAGACCCTGATGGAACTTTAACAGCAGTTCTTACTGAGATTTGGTTTGAACTAGAACTGTAACCCCAATTAATACTTAAAGCTACGTCAACGATACGTGTTGTAGGTTCTGGGGTACTTCTGTCATATACGTTATTAAACTGCCCCATGCTCGAAAACCC